GAAGCAAAAGAATTAGATTATAGAAATCCTTTTGAATTTTATGCGGTATTACAGAAATACGATACACCAAATAGAAATGGAAGATTTTATCCTGAGAGAATATTAAAGAGAGAAGCTGAGAACTATAAAAAGGCAATTGCTAAAGGTTTGTCTACTTCAGAACTTAATCACCCTGAATCATCTTTAATTGACTTGGATAGAGTATCCCATATTATCACAGACATATGGTGGGATAAAAATATCTTGATGGGTAAACTTAAATTGTTAACATCACCAGGATTTCATGAAAGAGGTATTGTTTCTACTAAAGGAGACCAAGCGGCTAACTTAATGAGACAAGGTGTTACTATGGGAGTTTCTTCAAGAGGGGTAGGTTCTTTGAAAAAAGTTGGTGAAAGAAATGAAGTACAGGATGATTTCGAATTAATCTGTTTTGACTTGGTATCATCTCCATCTACACCAGGAGCTTACTTATTTGGTAATCCTAATGATAGAGACAAGTATGAAGAAAACTTGGAAGAAGAAAAAAAATACAAATCACCTGAAAATTCGGAATTTCAATCTAAAGGAGTTGACTTAATGAGAAAATTAACCGATTATTTGGGAAAATAATAAATTATGGACGAAAAATATTTTGTAGCAAAAATTCAGTACGATTTACCTGACGAGAATACTGGTAAAATTAAAAAAATTAGAGAAGAGAAACTTGTTAAAGGATTCTCAGTAACCGATGTTGAAGCTAAGGTTACGGAAAAGTATCAAGGATTTACAAATGATTGGAGGATAACTTCAGTATCAGAAAGTAAAATTGATGAAGTAATTGAATAAAAAATAAAGTGGTTTAACAACCACTTTTTTTATGCTCTAAACTTTTTGTAAAAATAAAAATAAGATTACATAACCATAAAAGTGAATTTTTTATTATTTGACACTATTTATATTGTAAAAATAATAGATTTTCATGAAAGAAAACAAATTAGTTCAAGAGGCTCTTATTCAAATGAAACAAGTTGAAGATGTCATAGCCGAAAATGCAAAAGGAATACTTGCTTCTACAATGAAGGAGGAAATCAACCAATTAGTAAAAGAATCTCTTTCCGAACAGGATGATGAGGAGATTGATGTAGATGCAGACGTTGATACGGATGCTGATAACGATGAAATGGAAATGGACGTTGATATGGAAATGGGTTCTGATGAAGAAGACATGGATATGGACATGGATATGGACATGGATTCAGAAGAAAGTCCAATAGATTTAACTGACGCTTCTGACGAGGAAATCTTGAAAGTATTCAAAGCTATGGGTGAAGATGACGGTATCATTGTTAAAAAAGATGGTGAAAACGTTCATTTATCCGATGATGATGCTGACGTAGAATATCTTGTTAAGCTTGGTGAGTCTGAAGAAGACGAATTAATGCAAGAAGATGATATGAATTACGACGAACAAGACGAATCAGTTGATGACGTTATTAACGCTATTTTCTCTGATAGTGGTGACGTATCAGATGTTGATTCATCAGATATGGAAGATTTCGATGATGAAGAAGTTGTTTATGAAATCACATTAGATGATGAAGACGACATGATGGAAGAAGAATCTGACGACATGATGGAAGAAGACGACATGATGGAAGAAGAATCTGACGAAATGATGGAAGAAGACGACATGGACGATTTAACAAATGAAACTTACAAACCTAAGGGTGTTGGAATTGGCTCAGGTCCTAAATTTTCTTACAAAGATAAAGCTAAAGGCGGATTCGATGAAAAGAAAAAACAAGGTCCTAAATCAGTAGGTACTGGTAAAGCAAAATTCGAATACAAGAAAGGTGCAAATATGGAAGGAAAATCTAAAGTTGTTAAAGCAGAAACTAAAGAAGGTGATTACGGAATGAATAAGGGTGACAAATCTAAAACTATGAAAGGTAAAGAAGATTTCACCACTAAAAAAGGTATGACAAATTCTAAAGGAGAAAAAGCTTTTGAAAAAGTAGAAACTAAAGAAGCTGCTAGAACATACGGAATGGGTTCCAAAGAAGGTAGAGGATTAAGAAAGGGCATCACAAATAACAGAAACTATAACTATAGTAATAGTGGTGTTAAAGTTGAATCTACCCAAGAAGAAGTTAGAATGTTGAGAGAAAAAAATGAAGAGTACAGAAAAGCATTGAATGTATTTAGAGAAAAACTTAACGAAGTTGCAATCTTTAATTCAAACTTGGCTTACGCTACAAGATTGTTCACAGAACACTCAACTACTAAAAAAGAAAAATTAAATATCCTAAGAAGATTTGATGATGTTGAAACTTTAAAAGAATCTAAAAATCTTTATAAGTCAATCAAAGACGAATTATCTCAGGTAGATACAAAATCAATTAATGAATCAGTAGGTCAAAAATTAAACAAAACTGTTACTACAGGTTCATCAACAACATTGATTGAATCAAAAACTTATGAAAATCCACAATTCTTAAGAATGAAGGATTTAATGGGTAAAATTGGTTAAAAAAATAAATAAAAATAAACTAAAAACAAAACAAATACTAAAATGGGAGCATTATTAGAATCAGGTCTTGTAGGTAACATCGGTTTAAAACACCTTAAAGTTATCAAAGAAGACACAATCAACAAATGGGACAAATTAGGATTCTTAGAGGGTCTTAAAGGTCACATGAGAGAAAACGTAGCACAATTATACGAAAACCAAGCATCGTACTTGATTAACGAAGCATCATCTACATCTGATACAGGTGCATTTGAAACAGTTGTTTTCCCAATTGTAAGACGTGTATTCTCTAAATTATTAGCGAACGACATCGTTTCTGTACAAGCTATGAACTTACCTATCGGTAAATTATTCTACTTCGTACCTAACATTCAGGCTTACACTGATGAATCAAATGCGAATACTGGTATTCACTACGCACCTTATGGTTCACCAAACGCTGCGGCAGGACAAACACCAAACAGTGGTTATGACTACAATAACACTAAAGACCTTTACGATAGATTCTACGAAGGTAACGAACCAGCTTTGGACCCTCCAGGATTGTTCGACTATTCTAAAGGACAATTTTCTGCAATAACTGCAAACGTAACAACAGTTTCATGGTTAGCTGACCAATTAGTTCCTTCAGCTTATACTGAGGATAATTACAGAAAAGTGTTAATCGTTATGTCAGGTTTTGCATCTGATGGAGCAGGTAAATTAATCGGTCCTGATGGTCAACCAATGGACAACGAAGCGTTCTTATCTGATTTAACTATTTATGGTGCTACTGGTAACGCTTTCACATCAGGTAACACAACTAACCCTTACTTATTTAGAGTTGTAACTCAAAGATATGGTAAAGGTATCGTACAATATGGTAATAACAACGAAACGTTAGTATTCCCTAACAGTAAAACTGATGGTGGTCAATATGACAACTTATGTGATACTGAAGGTAAAATTTACTTAGAAGTTGATTTACAAGTACCAGTTTGTATCACTTGTGGTGGTTCTATGGACGGTTATACAGGTTCAACATTTGCATCTGATACAACAGTTAACGACGCATTTACTGCTAAATACAGAATCTACAAAAACTTAGAGTTTGAAGATAGAATCGGTGAGGTATCTTTCGACCTTATGTCAGTTACAGTTTCTGTAACAGAAAGAAAATTAAGAGCTCAATGGTCACCAGAAATGGCTCAAGACGTTGCAGCATTCCACAACATCGACGCTGAAGCTGAATTAACAGCTTTATTGTCTGAGCAAGTTGCGGCTGAAATCGACCGTGAAATCTTAAGAGATTTACGTAAAGGTGCGGCTTGGAACTTGAGATGGGATTACAACGGATGGAAGCGTCTTGGTTCAAGTGCAGTTCCTTACACTCAAAAAGACTGGAATCAAACATTGATTACAGCTATCAACCAAATTTCGGCTCAAATCCACAAATCTACCTTAAGAGGTGGAGCTAACTGGATTGTTGTTTCTTCTGAAATCAGTGCTATCTTTGATGACTTGGAATACTTCCACGTATCAAACGCGGCTCCTGAGCAAGACCAATACAACATGGGTATTGAAAGAGTTGGTACATTGGCAGGTCGTTACCAAGTGTATAGAGACCCTTACTTCCCACCAAACCAAGTGTTGTTGGGTCACAAAGGTACATCTTTACTTGACACAGGTTACATCTACGCACCGTATGTACCTCTACAATTAACACCTACAATGTACAATCCATTCAACTTCACACCTATCAAAGGTATTATGACACGTTACGCTAAGAAAATGGTTAACAACCGTTTCTACGGTCGTATCACAGTTGATGGAGTTAGAACATTCGACTTAAGAGAATTGAGATAATCAATATCTTACCCTATAAGAAAGGAGACAAGAAATTGTCTCCTTTTTTTGTTTACACAATTTTAAGTTGGAGTATATTTATTGTTAGATTTTAGTTTATCAGTCCCCAGCCCTTAAAAGCTGTAGAGTATTCACGGACACAAAGGTATTGGTAACATAGTCATTAACTATTTTAAAATTAAAAAAAAATGTATTACACAACAACTAGCGTGAGCAAGCCGACAGCTCACATCACAAAGAAAAAGTCGCGTTTAAAAATCTACAATGGTAATGTCGTATTCCTTAACGACAAAGATAATTTCGAATTCGAAATTCATAATCCAACACAAAAATCAGTACTTTGTAAAATCAAACTTAATGGTAAATACATCTCGACAAGTGGGATTGTTATTCGACCAGGTCAAAGGGTGTTTTTAGAACGTTTCCTTGACTCAAATAACAAGTTTGAGTTCAGTACCTATGAAGTTAAAGATACGTCCGAGAATCGTGACGCAATTGACTTAAATGGGGATGTTAGTGTTGAGTTTTATGATGAATCTCAAATAGTTAATTATCCTCATCTTTCAGGTGGCAATTGGAATACTGGTTGGTCACAAGTTATTAACACAGGTTCTCCATATTATGGTAATATGACTTTTACCAATAACTCATCAAATACATATAGTGTGACATCTTTATCAGGACCACACCTAACAAATTCAAATGGTGTAACTAACACATTTGAAGGTCCAAATATTAGAAGTGTTAAATCTAAAAAATCTATTGAAACGGGTAGAGTTGAAAAAGGTGAAAAATCCAATCAAAAATTTACTAATTCATACGGAGAATTTAACTATTTC